TTAGATTTTGCCCATAAGTCCGTCGAGACGCCCGTCATTGCGAGCCTTCAAGATTTCCTCAGGGTTCATTTTGGTTAGTTCGTCACGAGACCTAATGGCCGCCTGGGAACTTGTTACACCCCTAGCGCCTTGGCCCAAGTCGGGTTTCGGTGCTTCGGTGTGGGTACTGTGGGCTTCCACCCATGCCGCAATCGCCTCGCTGTCCACGTCGCCGTCAACATCGATAAAGCTTTCTTTGTTGAAACTCAAAATAGCGTCACCGGCAACATTCCGGTTTTTCAACGCTGACTTCAGTTCCGCTTCAACAAGTTTGCCAGCGAACTCTACCCTTACTTCTTTCCGGGTCGTTTCTTCGGCTTGGGATACGAGCCGTTCTTGCTCAGTGAGTTGAGACTGTCGATATTCATCTAGCTCCTTAGACGCTTGCGAATAATGTTTCTTCAGCTCTTTCATCTCAGCACGCTGTTTAGCCAAAGTTTTGACCAACGGGTGGTCGTTAGGTAGTTCCTCAGTGGTTGGTTCTTGTGGTTCAACCTCTTCGGTTTCTTCAGTTGTGGTTGTTTCGTCTTGCGACATTGGTGTACCTCTCCATCTCGGATTAGAATGGCCCATCTCGGACCTAACCGCCTGTTATGGCGGAAACTTGTTTACGGCTGGTCGGCCAGCCACTCGGCGACTGGGATTTGTACTTCAACCCCGTCACGTTCAACGATAATCAACGGTTGGAAGTCCTTCAAACGGTCTTCGAAACTCATTATTCACCTGCTTTCACGATGGTAAGTTCAATGTCCACTTCGAACTTTTCCGTGGTCGTAACCTTATCGATACGCATCCTAGTACCCGGAGCAAACAATATCTCTTTTTCACCCTCGAAAGCAAGTCGGGTGTTGAACGCTTCGTCCATACCTTCAAGGTCCAAAGCTGGCGTAGCCTCAGGCGCGTTTATTTTCATCCTCATTTGCAGGCCAGAAGCCACTAGCCCCGGCTGTGAAGAAGTGGACATGAAACCCGGTTCAACAAAGGTTTGACCTTCGAATTTTGTCATCATGTCAGCAGCTTCCTTGAAGCCAACATCAGACAGCCCAAACGCGGTACGGTCAACGTTACGGTAAACCACCGTGTCTTGCGTCAACTTGGCCTGCTCGAACGCAGTTTCAAGTTTACTGACGTCGTCCCTCAATTCCTCGCCGAATGCGTCAGAGCGTCGCCCACCACGCAGGTACTGGTTCATAGGTAGGTAACCATTAGAAGTGTAGCGTTTAAGCGCTCGGCTCTGGAACTTGTTCAGTCTTTCCAAAACCACAGTGTACGGTGTTTGAACAGGCCCAGCGTACAAATCTTCGCCCAAAGATAAGTCCGGTGTTGGCAAGTCCAAATCCTCACCCAAATCAGCAAGGGTCGCGGTGTTGTGTTTCTTCCACGTCAGAGTCGGACCCATCTCACCGTGATTAGAAACCATGATGTTGCGGTAATCAATAGACCTAGCCGACCTGTCCGACTCACCAAACCGTTGTTGCACGTTCTCGTGAGTGGCGTCCAGCCTCTGTTGGTCAATCACCTGGCCTGGGTCGTCAGTCCCATACAAAGGCATCTCGCCACAATCACACCCAGGGTGAATGGGCATCAAATCGCCCTTGCGGTAACGCTGAGTAGACGCCACATAACACAGAGCACAGTTCTCGGAACCAGTCAAAGTGCGAATGTAACCAACAATGTTTTGATTCGCTTGCCTAACACGGTAACCAACCTGACGCCTAGCTAACTCCACTTCAGTTTGGGCCAACTGGTTGGCACGCGCCGCACCAGACTTGATAGAGTCAGTAACCGACAGCCCCTTGGCCAAAGACATGCGCATATTAACAAAAGGCCGACGGAAAACCGTCTGAGTGTCCACTCCGTTGCGCAAAGTTTTAGTGGTCAAATCGGACGCCAAAATAACCGGCTTGTTGAACGGTTGACCCGTCACTTTAGCCACACTCTGGTAAAACGCAATAGTGGACTCAGCCGCTTTTCTCTTAGCACCTTTCAAAACCGGGGTTACCTGCGCCAGGTACTTCTCCACGTCCTCGTCACGCCACGACCCCAAAGCCGAAAACAAGCCACCCGCCACACGCCCAGAGTTCCTAACCAGAGGGGTGACGATTTGGCCATTAGCCTTAGCTAGTTGGTCACGGACAGCCATTACTCAGCCTGCGGCGTCTGTGCCTGCTCTTCACCAGTGAAAATAGCCTGTGCAATCAACGACTCGCTAGCCTTCTCAGACTCCATCTCCTCGATTTCAGCCGGGGAGAACTGAGCAATAAGCGACATACGCGAACGGAAAGGCACATCTGCGAACTTGGTGTTGGCGTCGGCACGTTCAGCCAAAGAATAACGTTCAGCAGGTTTCCACAAAGGCTCCAGGTCTAGCAAAGTAGCGCGGGTTTCATCACCCAACCACCTGAACACCAAACTCATCACTTTGCTCCACCCGGCAGACGCACGGGCGATACGGTCCTCAGTCTTGAAAACCAAACCCTCACGGGCTAGTTGGGCACCCTCAGCTGAACCGTTCACACCCTCAGGGGCGAAATAATGCATCGGCGTGCGGGTTACAGCGGCAAAATCCTGAATATCAGCACGAACAGCCGCCAAAATTCCAGCTATTTCAGCTTGGGCCAACTCCTCAACATCAGCACCCTCAGGAATCATCCACAACGAACCGGCAGACGACTCGAAAATGCCGTTGTAGTCGATTTCGTTACCCTCAGAGTCGTGGGTGGGGAAATCACCCTTCAAAACGCGTTGCCTGAAAGCCTGAGTGGTCGCAATAATGAGGCGTTGCAAAATCATGTGGTTGGCGCGGTCAATGATATCAATGTAAGGTTCGTACTCGCCACGCTCATCAGCGTTAGTGAACTTGACCACCGGCACCTCACCAAGCGTGTTTTCCATCTCACTTGACAACACGTAGTGGTCCGGTTCAAACATGTTCGTTTCAGCGTCTTTGACGAACACCTGTATAAGTTCAGGGCGGTAGCAATACAGATAAGAAAAACCGTCAGCCTGGTACACCTTGATGGCTTCTTTCACCACATGCGGCATCGCAGGGTCGGTGTAAGCGCAAACCTGGCGGGGGTCCTCCACCGTCACGACCGGGAACGCCGACCCTTCAGGGTAACCGACAATAGCATAAGCAGAACCGAAACGCAAAAACAACGAATGCAAGTCGGAACTCATGTAATCAAGGTGGTTAGCCTTCCACAGACGCCGCGCCTCGCGGTCGCCATTCTCGTCATCTTCAGCGCCCGTGCGGAAACCGTCAATGACCATGCGCTCACGAACTGCCGCCACACTCAACTGCGCCAGGTTCAACCGGGCTTTGCGCTGGAAACGTCGGTAAGCACGGGACTGGCCCTCTGCAGACTCAGGTAACGGAGCGTCACCGTCATAGTAACGCTCCATAAGCTGGTAATGCGCTTGCCGACCACGTAGCTTTTTCAGTAAGCTCTGCTGGCCCTTGTCCAAATGTGTGTCTGCCATGGAATCCTCATCTTACGCGTCTTGGGACGAAATTCGAACCCTTGTTAACGTTTTTGGCTAGCGCGTCCAATCTTGCGGCCCACGCCAGGGTTGCCGCTACTGCGGCGTCAATCTTGTTAGGGCTGTCGGGGTGTTCTTTGTTGATTTGCATACCACTACGGCCTGTACGTCGGCGGGCATTCAATATGTGCCTGCTTAGGACACGCGAACCGTCATGCTTCAACTCACGGTCAACCACCGCACTCTGGAACTGCTCCAAAGCCCGAACCATTAAGTAGTTGCGACCACCAGAAATCCACCATTCAATCGGGTGGCGTTGTGTGGCGCGCACTTTCAGTTTTTTCCCGAAATCTGCTTCCCAGTTGGCAATGTAGCTCTCCCATTTAGCAGGGTCCGCGTAAAAACCAACCACATTATAATCCCTAAAGCACGAACGAACAACAGCGTCCACATCAACAGTGGGTACCTCCCAGTCTTCACCAGCTGGGCCGTCCGGTTGCTCCCACACTTGAATCTCGAACAAAAAACCATCAGAAACGCGACAACCAACCAAAGCCGTAGCGTCGGCTACACCACGCGACCTGCGACGCGAACCGTC